TTAATTTGCTTGCTCTAGTTCTACTAAAGCTTGTTCTGCGATATGCCAAGGTAGACGCCTGCCATTGGCTTGCATTTGCCTGTAGGCCGCTCGCGCTTGTTCTGTATTAATTTGCTGATGAACCACCAGTTGACTTACTAACCAAACTGTGCCTTTAACAATGGCAGCTTCTTTTTCTGCTGCTTTTCTCAGTGCCATATCACCAGTCAGTAAAGGACACTGTTCTGCTTTGCTAAAGCAAGGGCAAAACAATCGTTTCGGCTCGCTTGGGTATAGGTCCCCGTTAGCTGCATGGCATACACCATTGATTCTGCAGAAACCTCCTTTAACGCTAACCCTAAAGCTGGCAGGTGAGCATGCTCTTCTTCAAGCTCTTCATAAAACAAGATATCTGGCGTTGCAAAGTCATAGGGCAACTTAAACATTGCTTGCAATAGACCGCTTTTTTCTGTGGCTCTTCCTGAGAACTAATTCATAAATGCTGGCAGCACCCAGTTACACGACCACGAATAATGAAACCCTCACCACGCATTTCATCACTCAGAATCTCCCATGGTTCATAAACAGTGTTATCACTGATCACCTTAATTCCAGCTTTAGTACGTTGAAGTCGTTTAACAAAAAGATCGTTATCCCAAGTGAAGACGTAAATGCCGTCATCACTAAAACTGTCGACTTCCTCAATGGCGATTAAAGAATTGCTCTGCAAAGTTGGAGACATGCTGTCGCCTTGCACGTGCAGCATTTTGGCTTTGCTCGGATGGTTGATACCTAATGCAATTTTTAACGTATCACCTAATTCAACTTCGATGCTTGGTTCATATTCGACTAATGCACCAGCCCCTGCTGAAGCGGAAATATCGTAAAGACGTAAACTTATATTTTTACTATTGAACCCGCCTTTTCTCGCTTTCTCCATTACATGCGCTGGTACTTCTCCTCTGCTTTTCCATTTAGAAACAGCGCTGGGGGTAACATTCACCACCTTTGCTAAATCGTTATCTTTTTCTACTCCAAGAAGCTGTTTTATTTCGTCGATATCACTTTTATTCATTTTTAGCGCCCATCAAAATTGACATTTCACTTTTTGTCACTTATATTCAAGTAAAGTTAATTACAGGCACATTAATGTGCTCTTAAGTGATTTAAAATACTTTGACTATATCAGAGGTTAATTATGAACACAGCCTTCGCGCTCGCATTTCGGTTCGGAAGTACCGTTGTTCCACTAAAAGATGTCAGTGAAGAATTTCTGGGTATCACCCCAAAGACTGCTAATTCACGCGCTAATGCTGGAGATCTTGAAATCCCAGCATTTCAACTACGTGAATCAACAAAGTCTCCTTACTTGGTGAAAATTGAAGATTTAGCTTTTTATATTGATGACTGTCATAGAAAGGCAAAAGCTGAATGGCAAAGCGCCGATCCAAGTCGAGAGTTTTTTGGTCAAGCTTAAAAACACACTTTTAAGTGGTGATAGGTCTTTTTAGGAGAGATAAATCATGACAAGCACGACGGCGCTTACCGTTCTCTATAACGGACTACTTCAAGGCTACCAATTTCAAATCGAAGCGATGCAAGAAAATGGCATGCCTGATAGCTCTTTTCATTTTCGCTCTGAAAAGATGCGCGAAAGCCTAACCAATCAAATCGGCTCTCTATCTCAAATGGCTTACGATCTTGGTAACCATGATTTGGCGTCAACATTCTTATCTGTAGCAACAGAGTTTGGCTCTAATGCGGTCACACCAGAGCCTCTTTAAATTTCTGAATATCAACGGAGGACAACACAATGATGCAACGACAAGAATTTATCTCAAGAATGACCATTGCCTATATGGAGCACTATGGAAGCACACCATCTGCAGGAAATTTGAGTGATTGGTCTGCACTGTGGGCAACTCTAACAAGTGAAGCAGGCGCAGCTCGCTAAGGATAAGTCAATGATGAGTTTAGAAGCTTTCTTAATGAAAATGGTGATCGCTTATACACAAAATCATCACTGCGCACCTGCTGATTCACAACTACAAGGTTGGACTGAGCTGTATAACCACTATTTATCCACCTCTGCGAGGTAATCAAATGAAAACAACTAAACAGCTATACAAAGCTTTCTACTCGGCAATTCGTTCGGGTGGAATGTATGAAGGATACGAAGCATTTCAGGGTGCTATTGATGAACGTGGCAAATCCTATGCTATCACTCTTTCCCTTAAAGCAGAAAGAATACATTGTCGACGAAATAGAGAGGTTTATCCTTACGGTAACTTGGATATACGACTGATTGCTTATAAATACAAAAAGCGACAAAAAGCAGAGCAAATGATCAAAATGGATAATGGTTTTAGTCTTTGCGTTGCTTGATAAATAAACCTCATGAGTGATATGACGCATGTTAACGACAACAATAAGCGCAGTGAGCCATCACTTACTGCGCTTAATCGTGCCTGCTCAAAAAAACACTCCATTACCCCAACACCAAAGTTAAAAGCCAATCATTCACGCCGATGGGCCATTGCTCCAACTTGGCATCCTGCTGAGTCATACAATAAAAACCAAGAAGTCATCCCTTACCAAGAGCGTAAACTCAAAGCCATTCCCACACTCAACCGTAAACTCTTTAATACCATTGAGAAACACGGTGCATGGGTCAATGCAAAGTGGCCATGCCTGGTACATAAACTCATTGAAGCCGGTATGCGTAAACAGAACCTGGCATTTCGAAGTGATCATAAACAGAATATCGAGAATACCCTACGCTGGATTGCTTATCACTCAGACGCCGTAACTGGGTGTATTAACGTGACTCGCTTATGTATCGAAATCGGCAAAGAGATCAATGTGTCCAGCTCAACCATTTCGGTGATCATGAAAGAGCTTGTTGTTATGGGGATCTTATATGAGCCAAAACACAGCAGTCATGCTATCCAGGACATCCTTCATGATGGCCGCCTACCAAGAACGCTGTGTGCCACACCTTTATATTACGAGTTATTAGGTATCGGCGAAGATGAACTCGAACGTTTGCGCGCATTTGAAACCCAACGTCGCCAAGCTGCTGCAGCCAAACGCTACGAGCAATACGATGCAGACATTGCCTTAAAGACATACTGTCAAAGCAACATCCTGCGCGTGTGGGAGCACAGGCACGCTCAAACCAACTCAAGCTATACAATTAAGATCGCGGACATGGAGCCTGTCGCACGTCTAAGTTACATCTCCCGTAAATTAGTGCAACGCATCAAGGCCAAAGGCTGGGAAGTCAGCACGGATGTCGCCAACATCACTAAGATGGCCAACAACCTATTAAACCGCATGGGCCTATCTGTAAAACAAAGCTCCCCCACAACCTCCTAAACTCAGTTAACTTGTCATACTCAATACTGAGTAGGGACCACTGTAATCCTTGTATTTTACTGGCCAAATAACACATAGCTCATCCACTATAAATGGGCATTTCAGGTGAAATGGAGATCCTTTTTCGATCGTATTTAAGTACTTATACACAGAGGTCGGAATAGCCCCAAAGTGAGTCAAGCCTAGCCCCTTTCTCAGTCCTGCTAATATTCTTTTTTTATTTGCTTCAACATTTATTTACTTCCAACAATAAATTGTTGATATGAGTTCCTCCCATTAATTTTTAATTCATATAGGAATACCCAAGACGCTTTCGTGGGAAAAATTAACGGGCCCCCAGCCAGCATTAAGTTTCCTGGATAAAAAATGAGTTTCATAGGTACTTGCTGGCTGCGCTGATAGTGCTTTTTGTCATTCGACAGGAAAGAGAGTCACACTCTGATGGTGGCGAGGTAGTTTTATCGCTACGCGATGATTCTGGCAGAAAAAGAAAGTCGATATTGACGGAATAAATCCGCTTAAACACTACTATTAAGTCCTAAAAACCCCTCAAATAAAGTGATTTATACTGCTCAAAAATGCAGCACATTAACACTCAAAATGCTATAATAAAAGCATATAATTCATAGTGTTAACCATCATTTTACACCCTGGTTTTTATAGAGAAATACAGGGGGTAAATGAAAGTAATGAAGGTGGCAGAGCATGCTGATCATATGCCCAGATTGTTTAAGCAAAACTCGCATTGCAACATCCAAAGCAATCACTTCAAAAACACGAGAGCTCTATTGTCAGTGTCTGAATTTGTACTGCGGAAAAGTCTTTGTATCGCACATCTCCTATTCACACGCAATAGAGCCCACCGGAAAGAAACCCGATCCAGAGCTGCAACCTGAGTTGTGCAAGAACGCTGGGCAAATAGGTATTTTTGATGAAAATTAAAATAATAAAAAATACATATTTTGCGAAAATGACCTTTGCCAGGAATATAGGGAAAACGAACGCTTTTCGTCTTTATTATCAACACCTTATCGTTGGGTATTTCGCCTTATTTTACGTCCTCTCATTTTCGTTTTTTTACTGGGTGCAATTTCGGTGTGGAGGGGGGGGGTGAGCCGACGCAAGCGCAAAGCGTGCCTCTTGGAGTGGATACAAGCAAAACAGCAGAGAGCCATCATCTCTTTATGGTGAGGAGCTAATATCATGTGGGAAAAACAGTACGAGCAAGGACGATGGAATGGACTTGCATTAAACATACTCTCGACGTCACTCGATGGTGGGAAGCGATTGCAAGTAAGCGATATTCCCTATGCTGATCTTCCTGATATTAAAGTGATGGGAAGTAAGGCAAACAAAATTGAAGTAGAGGTTATCCTAATTGGGGGCTCCTCTCTTGTTGAGGCTAATGCTTTGCTCGATAACCTAAATGCCTCCCCTAAAGGAGAGCTGGAGCACCCCTGGCTTGGTGAGCTTTCTCTGGTCTTTGAGGCTTACTCACAAAAAATCAGCACCAAACGAGGATTGGTCACCCTTTCGCTTAAGTTTGTTCGAGATGCAAAAAAAACCACCCTTTCGATTACAGAAAGCACATCAACCAACTCGCTTGAGCAAGCCAATGTGGTTGAGTCGGTGTCTTCTGTGGAGTTTGTTTCAGATGTTGAGAATATGAGTATTGCAGAAACCAACACGCTTCAGTCTGATTTTACTCATCTTATTGGCGAGCTCACCGGCATTGCCAGTAGATTAAGTATTCCAAGTCAGACGCTCACCGCTGTCAATCAAGAAATTAATCGCGCCTTGATGGCGATATCAAGCATCGCTAACGCCCCCTCACAATTTGCAGAGCAATTAAGTATCACTGTCGATAGTGTGGCTCAAGCTGTGCGCTCTGGATCTAACTCAATGAACCCTGCGGTAGATAACTCAAGAGCGGCACAATCCTCGATGCTGGCGCTGATAAACATAAATAGTCCAAGTAACCACTACAACATCCAACTTATCATTGCGGCACTAAAGATGAACAAGGAGCAAAGCCACACCGTTATATTACCTGTCCTCACTTTATTCCAGCGCTCACACTTGCTCAACAAGAAGGACATTCTGCCGCCTTAATTGAAGCGTTAAATCCTCTGCTGCATCCACTTTTTTTGTCAGGAACGATTGCTATGGGTGATAACGTATGAAAAAACTCACGTTATTTATCGACAATAAACCAGTGGTCTTTTTCAGTGCAAATATTACCTTCTCTATTGAACAGTTAGCACATCAATTTACCTGCAGCATTAAACCGATGGCAATCGAAAAACCGTTATCGGTTGAGTTTAAACTCGATGGAAAACGCATTTTTATTGGCACCATCGATACGGTAGGGACGTCAACCTCGAGCACTCAATACTCAACCTCAATTTCAGGCCGCTCTCTCTCTGCTAACATGATTGATTCGTCCATCACGATGGATGCAGAATATGACCAACCACTTGATGTATTACTTCGTGCTGTAGCTAAAGAATTTGGACTCAGTGTAAAAAGCGATGTTGCCCCCTCTTCAATTAAGATCGTTCCAGAGTTTCAAATTAACGCAGAATCCCCTGTCGATAACCTTGCCCAACTTATCAAAGAGCAAGGGTTTATATTGATTGAGCGAGGGGGTGTCTTAGTCATTGAACAGCCAGCGCATGCAACAATTCATGGCGTGGCTCTTGAGGTAGGAAAGAACATTGAAGAATTAGTGATTAATAAGCATTTTGCAGAGCTCTTCTATCACATTGAAGTGCAAGGTCAATGGGATGATGCAAAGGCGATAGTTACCTATGCACCAGCCAATACACAACGTCGTAAAGTCATCGTTTCTGATCAATTGCAAACCGCAGAGTCCTGCCAGTCTCGCGCTGAATATGAGCGCAACTTGGCCATAGCAAAAGGACTCACCGCCTCCACCTCACTCTCTGATGTATTTTTAGCGCTTACAGGAGACGCCATTAATCGTACGCTTCGTGTGATTGACACCCATCAAGACTTTAATGAAGTCATGCTCGTTAAATCGCTTACCTTATCGGTTAACGCCAATAAAGCTGACACAAAAATTGAATTGTTTCGCCCTTTTAAGGAGAAAGCATGATGCTCGGATTTAACCGACTGATGAGTCGAATTAAAAACATGATCGTTATTGGTGGTGTGACGGGGAGCAACACAAAAGTGCTACAGATAAAAACCTCAACAGACAAAACGAACGATCGCATTAAGCGGTTACACAACTACGGTTTTATGAGTCGGCCTACCATAGGTGCTCGCAGCTATGTGCTGTTTTTAGGCGGCGTTCTTAGTCGTGGTGTTGCTGTCTGTGTTGAAGACGAACGTCATGAAATGGAGTTAAAAGAAGGTGAAGTGGCCATGATGGACGATAAAGGGAACCTGGTTCACTTCACTAAAAATGGTATATCCATTACATCGCTTGGTGCGGTTGAGATCAATGCAAACAAAGATGTCACAGTGAAAACCAAAGGAAATGTTATCGCTGAAGCGAAGCAGATTAAATTAAATAACGGAGCTGGTGTGGTGACATGTGACAGTGTTTGTCCGTTTACTGGTAGCCCTCATGTTGATGGCTCGACAACTGTATTTGCAGGGAAAACATAATGCCATTAAGTAATGATTCTTTAAAAGAAAAAATCGTAAAAGAGATGAATGGAAAAGGCATGGTCACCGAAGGAGAATTTGCCAAAGCCGCCGATTTAGCGGAAGCCATCGCCAATGCCGTCGTTGAGGAGATCACCTCCAATGCCCTGGTCGTGATTAAAAAGGGAAGCTCAGCAGGGAGTTATAACGTGTCATGAGTTATTTTAATTTACAGGCTCTCACCGCTCCGATAAATACCAAAGAAGGGCTCACTCATGCAGTGCTTCAAAGTGTATTCAATCATGCCAAGTCCACTCAAAATGATCGCGCTCGCATGCAGAATGATGAACTTGGTGGTTGCTGGAGTGATGAATTTGTTCATGGTGTTGGCTCGCGTGATTGGACACTAAAGCGTGAGAAATTAACGGAGCAAACTCGCCTTCGAGCAAAACGATTTTATGAAGACGCTCTGGAATGGCTAGTGAAAGACTCACACATTAAAACCGTCAACATTGATGTCTTTATACTGTCTCCTAAAAAATTAGGTCGCCGCGTCACTCTCACACTCAATAACGATACTACCGTGGAGATACCTTTATGAGTACTCAACGAAGTTTGCCATCCTTAATTGATAGAGCAACCGCCACATTAATTGCGAAAACAGGTCAGCATAATCCGGCGATTGATGCGATTGCGTGCGCCATTGCTGGTGTCAGCTATGGTCAATATGGGTATCAAGATCAGCTCTTTCGAGAATTACACCCTGAAACCGCATCTGAGCCCTGGTTGCATTTGCACGCTGAGCGTCATGATGTCGAGCGACTTCTTCCCACGTTCGCTAAAGGTTTCATTAAATTTAAACAATTAGGTGATGTAGTTTCGATCCCTAAAGGCTCTCTCGTTATCGATATTACGGGCAACGAATATCAAACCATTCGAGCTCAGCACAGTAATGAAGAGGTGGAAGTGATAGCACTCATTGCTGGCGTGTCTGGAAACTTACCAAATGGCGCAATGCTTCGATTATCAAAAAGCATCAATGGAGTGAGCCCTAACAATGTGCTTTGTCTTGGCTTTAATGGTGGGGCTGACATTGAAGAGTTAAAACACTGGCGTCAACGTATCTGCACGGCCTTTAATAAAGATCAAGAAGTGGGACGACGAGATGATTACGAAAGTTGGGCCCGCTCAGCGCATGCTGATGTGGATTTTGCCTGGGCATTAGATAACACACCTAAGCGTGGCATGGTTCAGATCTACATTGGTGCAAGAGAAAATGATCCCACGTTATCTTTAGAAATAATCACAACCGTACAAACGTTTATTGATAAAAAGCGGTTGGCTGGATGTCATCCTTTGGTGGGTATTCCAACGCATAAAGCGGTCGATGTTGAAATTCAAAATGTTCAAAATGAGCAAGTGAGAGCTAACGTAATTATCGCTCTCCAGAAGTTATTTAAAGACAAAATGGGACAGCGTAATGCATCGGTAAATCCACCAAAACAAGCATCCATTACTCCTACTGAAATTGTGCTCGCCATTGCGCCTATTACCAGTAATTACATCGTCAAACAGCCAATTGAAGAGCAATTTATTACGGATAATGAAATTCATGTTTTAGGAAAAGTGACATGGACACCTCTGACTTAATTATTGATCACAGTGAAGCCGATTTTGCTGATGCCATTCGTGCGTTATTGCCTCAAGGGAATTACTGGCAAGAAGCGGATAATGCCGAGCTCACGAACACCATATTAGGGATGGCCGCCGACTTTAAAGTGACCAATGATGAAATTCAATTGGCACTATTAACGGATTTTAATGAACGCTTATTTGGTTGGAAGCTTAACGATTATCAGGCATTACTTATTAGCTCGGGTGGACAAGGTGTGGTGAGTGATACACGAACTAAACCCAACTTGATTTATGTGTCGCTTGCCTCGAATGAGCGGTGTGAAAAAGCGTGGTTTGAATTCGAAAAAGTGCGTCTTCCTCATACTGACATTCAATGGATATATAACAGCACCATTACTGCTCACACTCAAGTCGCTAACGCAAGACACACTCGAACTCTTTATCAATATGAGGTCACTCAATGAGTTTATTAATTACAGATGCAGGCATTGCCGCCTCAATTGAAGCCGAAGCACTTGGTATCAATTATAAAATCACGCATATAGGAATTGGTCTTGATGGGTATGTGCCTACCGCCGACCAAACGCAATTAAAAAATGAAGTAGCGCGTGAAGCACTGAGTCGTGGCAGCGTTCCTGCGCTTGGTCAGTTGCATTTTGAAGCGGTGTTTGCAGGAAATACTTCTTTTGATGGTAAAGAAATTGGTTACTTTCTAGAAGACGGAACTCTCTTTGCGGTTGATAGTCGTGATGGTGACATCATGTCTCTAAAGCGAAGTAATACCATTATTACTGAATCGTTTGAGATTAACCTTGCAGGCTCAAGCATTAAAAATATTACGGTTGAGCTAATGGGTGCTCCCTATGCCACTGAAGAATTAGCCGGTATCGCAAAAATCACGACCAACAACAAAATGAACAGTGATGATGATAAAACTATTGTCACCCCTAAAAAGCTAAAAGATAACACCGCAACAGATGACGATATTGATACTGAATCAAGTGCGCCTAAGTTCATTCAATTACCGCAATTCTGGCGTGGAATACAAAAGTTTGTTTTAGACAAATTATGGCTCCCATTAGCAGAGCTTATTTATCCGGTTGGTTGTCCTATCCCATACCCAGCGGCAGAAGCGCCGCCTAAATTTATCGCTTATATCGGCCAGTCTTTTGATAAAACTGTATTCACCAAATTAGCAGAGCGTTTTCCAAGCGGCGTAATGCCTGATATGCGAAAAAATTACATTCGAGGTTTAGGGGAAGGAGAAACACCCTTATCTATTAAAGGGCAGTCGGTTCAAGCGTTGGGGTTTAATCATACTCTATCGGCGGTATACCAAAAAACGACTCAAATTCGCTCAACTAATCCAAGCTCAACCTCGACAGGAAACGTTACTTATGGTGTTCCTGATGATAACTGGTCGAGTACGACACCTACAGGTCGTTCAACACCTTACACTCGTGGGGTTGGGATAAGAAATCAATCAGCAAATAGTATCATTAATGGTAATGGCGTCATTACTGGTACAGGTGTAGAAACTAACCCTAATTCGGTTCGATGGTTGTACATAACGAGGGCTGCATAATGAATTTTTCAAATAAAGACAGAGTCGCTCATTTATATCACTTTGATGAGAATGGTGAGTTTATTCATGATGGCTCAATGACAATACAAGCTCATATGGGGCTGCCTGCTCATAGTACAGAAATCGCCTTACCAAAATACAACAAAGCGCTTGAGCGTTGTTATTTTGTTGATGGTGCTTGGGTTATTACTTCCTTATTCATTGGGCGCTTTTATTGGGATGAAAAAGCCCAAAAACACTGCATTCACTCCTACCCTCAAGAATTACCTGAAAGCTATTCTTTAATTGAACCACCAAAGGCGAATAAGGGATTCGTGGTTCAGTTGGTTGGTGGTAAGTGGCAACAAATAGAAGATCATCGAGGCCAGTTAATCTTTGATTGCAGTGATTGCACGTTATGTGAGGAAGTCAAAAAGATTGGCGAGATAAAAAAAGGATTTACTCTTAGTGAGCCATCCACACGCTTTGATGAATGGATTGATAACCAATGGGTAACTAACCAGAGTAATAAATACATTGACGATTTTAACCAAGTGGATGACACAAGACGTGATTTATACAACCGAGTTTGTGATCCGTTTTTTGCTGAAGCTCGCATAAAACGAATGCAAGGAAAAGAGCAAGAGGCAATGGAAGTAGAAACGCAAGCATTGGCTGCAAGAAAGAAAATTCAACGCGAAAATCCATGGCCATCCATGCCTAAAACTTAGAAAATAAGCCCAGTGTTCATGCTGGGTTTTCTATTTATCAAATGTAGAAAATACACCACTGCCCTCTCTTTTTTACGTTCGATACACTACATCAAATTCATCACTTAAGTTTCGTATGTCTGAAAAAGAAATCGCACGCATTGACGCCTCTATTAATGACTTAACAAAATTAATGCGAGAGCAAAACAGTGCACTAAATAAAATTCTGGTGACCCTCACCAAAACTCAAACCATTCAACTGGCTGACTCAAAACGTATCGATAAGCTTGAGTCCGATAAGACTTGGTTGGTTCGACTTATCTTTGGCTCTATCATCGCAATCGCCTTCACGGCTTTTAAGGTAATGTAA